CCAAAGGTGTCGGCGACGGAGCAGGTCCCGGAGCAGGAGCAGGTCCCGGAGCAGGAGCAGGAGCAGGAGCGGGTGAGGGGGGTAACGTAAAAGTAACCAAAGGTGTCGGCGACGGAGCAGGTCCCGGAGCGGGAGCGGGAGCGGGAGCGGGCCCAGGAGCGGGAGCGGGCCCAGGAGCGGGTGAGGGGGTAACTAATGGCTCAATTGGCGTTCCGGGCACCGGGACTATTGCAGGGCGAACTGCCGGATCAGGCTGATCCGCAGGAACTACAGGCCCCACGGGAGGGGCTACAGGTACGACATTTGGTCGTGTATCTGGGTTAGGTTGGTTGTCTGGCTGGGGTTTAGGGACCGCTGCACCGCCTTCGGTAGGGAACACAAAACCGTAGATGTCTAGCATCTCTTGGTCAGTGAGATAGCCGTACGGAGTAAGCCGTTTACCTGTGATGACTACTTGTTGAACCTCTGGACTTACGGTAACTGCTGGTGCGGTCGGTGCAGGGGCGGGCGCAGCCACATCCCCGGGGATAACAGCAGCGGCGGTTAACCCCAACGCCGTAGCCACGTACTGCATCAACGGGTTAGCCGACCGGGCTACCAACGCCGCGAATCTTGGGTCATTTGCCGCCATACGTGCTATGGCGGGCATAGCGGTTTCAACTGCTTCAATCGCTACCGGAACCCCCCGAGCAAGTCCAACCGCCAAGGCAGGTAGCGCCGCATACTGTTCGGTGGGCGCGTTTTCTTGTATTAGCCGGTTGACGTAGGCGTTTAACTCATCGTCAGTTGTAGGAGTAGGGAGTTGATCTACGGGGGTATTTCGATCAAGATACGCAGCGCCTGGGGTATAAGCTGAATAAGTTGGTTGTGTTGGCGCAGGGGTTGGCTGCAGAACATCCTGCGACCGTGACGGGTCGGCATAGGCAGCGGATACCGTTTTACCGGTCTGGTACTTATCTATCTCAGAGCCAAACCCCTGAATTGCAGAAGTTATGGCAGCTTGGTTACCAGAGCTAATAGCAGTAGCAAGCCGACTTGCGGACGTAGCAAGCCCCAGCTCAGGGCTATCGATGAAGTTGTTAGCCCCAGCCAGAACTTGGGTTAGGTCTCCAGACTGAATACCCTTGGCGATGCCGATTGCCGCGCCAATGTCTTTTGAAGACAGCCCCGACGATTGCAGTACCCCCGCAGATCCTGTGGTGATCGCACCAGAAGCCGCAGCCGTAAGAACACTTCCAAAGTTCCCAGTCGCCAATGCGCTCGGCAGTGCTCCCGCAGCGCCTGTAATCGCACCCTGAACAGCTTTACCGGCGATATCTCCGGCTGTACCGCCCATCTGACTTGCAATCTGCGCGCCTGTGGTCTGAGCAAAATTGGCGACTGAGTTAACAGCGGCTTGGCTCAATCCACTTGCAGCGGCGGCTTTCAACGCATCTTGAAGGTTCCCACCTTGTGCAACAGTAAGCGCGGCGTTGATTGCTGCATTACCAATTGCCGTGGCCGTTGCGCCGGTCGCTCCAAGCGCAGTGCCGATACTTCCAGCCAAAGGGCCGAGCGCACCGGCGCTCATAGCGGTCATGATCAACGGAGCAAAGTCCGTTGCTATTGTCTCTACCGCCCCGCCTAACGTGCTGAAGAAATCTCCGAAGAATCCTCTACTACCTTCTTTGAACTGACCTGTACCCGTTACTTGCCCAGTGGCCCTATCAATAATCTCATAAGGCTGACCGGCACCTGTTTGCCCAGTTTTGTACCGGTATACGTATTCAACCGCCCCCGGTGCTTCGCCTGTTTCCGCGCTAGCGGGTTGTGAATACACAGGTTGATATGTGTACTCACCAATAGTCCTCGTGTCGTATTCATTTGTACCCCAAGACCATGCGGCAGTAGGCGCAGGAGTAGGCGCAGGAGTAGGCGCAGGAGTAGGCGCAGGAGTAGGCGCAGGAGTAGGCGCAGGAGTAGGCGCAGGAGTAGGCGCAGGAGTAGGCGCAACGGTGCGGGGTAAGGTGAACGTCGGTGTGGGTGTCGGACCTACGAAACCAGTTGGTAATGGGGTAGGCCCCGCTATTGCAGGAGCAGCGGTCGGAGCAGCCGTAGGAGCAGCCGTAGGAGCAGCCGTAGGAGCAGCCGTAGGAGCAGCCGTAGGAGCAGCCGTAGGAGCGCGAGTGACTAGGAGAGTCGGCGCGGGGGTAGTAGTCGGCGCGGAAGTGACCAAAAGGGTCGGTGCGGGGGTAGGAGCAGCAGTTGGTGCAGGGGTAGGGGCGGGAGTCGGAGCGACCGTAGGGGGTAGAGTAAATGTCGGTGCGGGTGTAGGTGCCGCAGTTGGAGCCGGGATATACGGCCCGTATTGCTCGTACGGATCAGAGTACGTCTCTAAATCCGCTTCAGACGCCAACGTCTGGTATCCGCTCGTGGGACGAAAAATTGTTGGGGCCGGAGCAGGTGTAGGTGCAAGTGTTGGAGCGACAGTAGGGGGTAGCGTGAACGTCGGTGCTGGAGTAGGGGCCGGGGCGTAAGTCCCTAAATATCCATTGTTAAGCATCCAGTTAATAGATGCTTGGTCTACGCCCTGACTTAGTAAGGTGTTGGTATCAACTTGGTTTTGGTTAAACCAGTTGATTTTCTTCGTGGCATCGTAAGTGCCCCAGTCTGATGGCAGTGCAAGAGCCATTACCTTACCCCGTTAAGTCCCAGAAGGTCAGAGAGCCCACGGCGTCACCCGTGGTAGCGCCCGACACGGTTCTGATCTGGATGGTGTATATGTCACTGACCCCGGCAAGGGAGGAGCCAAGCTGCAAGTCCCAGTTATAACCAGCAGGGTCCGCAAGGGGGTTTGTACCACCGCTGCCACTGGAAGTCACGTAGTCGGTTTGAACAATCGTCCCGCCTGTCACCGCCGTAGCGGTCACATCCATCTCGACGTTGTTTGAGGTCGTAGCAACCCAGGATGCACCAGTCAGCGTGGGGTTCTTCACCAGAGCGACCTCGTAGTTTTGCGAGGTGGTTGGCAACACTTGAACCCGTTGAGGGAGCACCACTGCACCAAGTCGCGTGGACTTCAGGCGGATGGAAACTATGGGGAGGAATGTGCTGCCGATGGTGCCAAGGATCGCAGTGCGCCGAGCGATATGCCCGAACGAATACTGCTCATACCCGCCCTCAGAAACAACCGAGGAGCAGATCTGCTTGAGCGTCCCTGCCACAGCAACAGAGGAAACAATCTCGTAGCGCACCGGCAACGTAGCCGTGCTCATGTAAACAGTGGCTACGTTGTTGGCGTTCTCAAACGTGTGGCAGACGATGTACTGGCCGTCGATGATGAATCCGCACCGCACAGAGCCAACGCCCAGCCACTCAAAGTCCATCCACAGAATCTGTGCCTTGGACGGGTCAAGGGTATACCCTGAGTCTCCGGTGCCATCGAGCTTATCCCCGTTCCAGTCAGTTTGGTTGACTGTCCGCGCATCGCTGGGCGTACCGGGCGTGGGGATGGAGTTTGAACGCAGGACGAAGGAATAGACCCCGTCTACCTTCTGGAAGAACACACCGTTGTCGGTGTTGTAGTAACCAACCCGCTGGGTCAGTCCCGCATTCAAACTGCTGTCCATCACAAATGTGGAGAGGACGAGTAGACCCTTACCCGGCTGGTACGGGAAAACCCGATACGTCTGCTTGACTACGGAACCCACACCGCCCGCAGTCACGGCCATGTTTACCGCAGCTTCGTTTGAAGCGTAGGTGGCTGACCCAGTGCCCGTAGTAGTGGTGTCGAACTGGGGATCTGCTTCGTACCGGCTCTGAGAATCAAACAACGTGTACGGCTGGCTTACACGTACACGCCCAAACGCATCGGTGTTGGTCCCGCCAATGGAAATAGGTACAGGACTTCCGGTAGTTGCCACGATCTGCTCCAGCAGGTTGTCTAGTTGGTTGAAGTACAACCGCAGAATGTTGACGAGCGCATCAAAGTAGGTGCGGTCATACTCCACCCCTGGTTTTGGTAGCGCGGGAGCCTTAAACCGCTTGATGAGGCTTACCCAAATACTCATCAGCTTTTCCTGCCGTCCTGCTTAATGTCAAGTCGCGGTGCCCCTAACTGCCACTGTACGCCAACAGCATCAGACGCAATTTTCAACGCCATCTGCCTACCCCGCACTCGGACATTGATTTGCTGTGTGAACTGTTCAATAGGCACAGTTGCAACCCGAGAAATCGCGCCGTTGTTTGTACCACCTTGGGACACAGGACTGTTGTACCCTGAACCCGAGTTTTGTAAAGGGAGGAGTGTAAGCGTGGCGCTCGGTGTGCCAGCGGTAGACCCACGGAATGTGATATCGGGCAGTACGCGCCAAACGAAACCAAAGCGATCCCCGTCCTCAATGTCAAACTCAGACGAAGTAATGTACGCGTTGATGGGTACAGGTGTTCCAGTAGTGTTGTCATCAACACCGAACTCGTGATAGACCAGCTTATTGGCGGTTGCGGCTATCGGATAATCACTGGTGACGTTGGCATCGATCCAAGCGGTGCGATTCAGCGTGCCGTAGTACCACGCTTTTTCAAGGTAGTTGTAGATTACGTACCTATCGATTTCGGTACTGCTGGCGGAGCAGTAGAACCACCAGACTTCGTTGAACTGCTCAACGGTGGAAGAAAAAATCTGCTCGTTCTGGTCGTAGTTAAAGTCACTGAAAATGTACTGCCGGATATCGCACTCAAGCGTGCTCACGCGACCGTCATAGCTATAAAACTTTTCTTGCCCCATCCAGTAGGTTACGCCTGCCGCGACAGACCAAGCCCGGTCGCTAAAAATAGACACGTTGTCAGAGAGCAGTTGGGAACCCCAAACAATCGGAGGGCCAAAATACTGCAAAGAATACATGGAAGTGTCGGTCCAAACCAGAATTTCCTGCCTGACCTGACCAACAGCAACGATCTCTGAGCCGTGGGATAAGCGCAAAGACCCCGCTTGGTTGGTGGCGGCAGGGGTCCAGTTAACCGCACTTTCCTGATCGCTCCAGCGGATCAGCATAGGATCTTGGGCCGAAGTGCCGTAGTCGTTACACCCAAACACCAGCACAAAACGAGAAGCATCGGAGACGAGCAAGCTATTTTGGATTACTGGGGCATCAGAAGCTCCAGGCAACGAAGTAAGTGCAACGCCTCTATTAAGCAAACCGCTGCTTGCGTCCCAATAGTACAAACCCCCACCGCGAGGCCCAAAGATAAGATCTTCACCAAAGTTCTGGTGGTTCCAGATTCGGAACTCCTTAGTGTTCAGACTGCCTGAACCCCAGGTGCCGCCACCCCAAGTGCCTGTGCCCCAACCGGAAAGCGGGTATTGAATATCCCCACCGGTAGTAACTTGGTACGCCGCTGTTACCGTCCCCCCTCCACCGGGAGGTTGGGTTACCGTTGAACTTGCGTTGCTTCCAGCGTTGATGGTGTATGTGCTGGCGTCAATTACCGTTACGACGTACTCACCAGAAATAGTCAGCCCACCAACCGCTGTTGCCCCCGAAAAAGTTACATAGTCGCCCGTCAAAGCTCCGTGGTTTGAATCGGTAACGGTTACCGTCGGCAAGCTGATTGTGGTAGAAAACGGGTTTGTCAGAACAACGCTGCGCCGAATCGGTGTGATGTCGTAGTACACACCACCAAAGGTGATGTAATACTTTAGGTTGGTGCCAACGCCGAGCAATCCAGAGTAAGAGAAGGTTGACCACGGCCACAGCGCCCTGCAGATCCCAAGGTATGTAGTCGTGGAGAATTGCTGCCACCCACCAATTTTCTCAGGCGTACCTTGGCGGAACCGTACCTTGTCGCAATCGTACCAACCACCTTCAGTGGTATAGCGCGTGTTTTCGCGGTTTACGCCCGGTTTGAATACTATCTTCTTGAGTGGCATGGTTACCCCAAAAACAACGCACGTTCGTCTTTGCGGCGCTTGGCGAGCCCAGGCAACTCTCTGCCGCCGCCCTTGGTCCAAGCCATGAACGCATCGGCTGCACCTTCAAAGTCACCCCGGTTGTTCTTCATGCGGATGGTGCTTCGCTGGTAGTTGCCTAACCCGGCGTTGAAACTAAAAGAGACCACAGCGTCAAATGCGCCTTGACGATCAGCCAGATTAGGAGACAGTCGAAGAGCACCACGCTCAAAAGATGCGACATCTTGGCTGAAAAGCTCTTCAATCTCATCTCGGCTCCAGACCCGGTTGTCCTCTGGGCGCAGCGGGTACTCCTTGCGGATGACCCCAGTGTAATCGCCTACCCGCACAACGGGAAGCCGGATTTGCTCTTGGTACAGCACGTGGCCGTAGCCGATGGTCCAGATGTGCGCAGGGCAAAGATAGGGCCGAGTCCGATACCCCTCGTATCGGTGCATTAGATCAGCGCCGACCTTGCTGAGTTTCACTTCTTATTCCAGCTACGGGTTCCGAACCAGAAGCCAATGATCCCCCCAAGCATAGCCATCTCATCGTCTGAGAAGATCACGGCAGTCACGCGGATCAAGCTGTCCACATCCTTAATTAGCCCAGGCTGGTTAAACGCGTACCAAGCGATAGCTGCGTTGATCGCCACAAGCTCAAGGATGAAGATGTAGGTCACTGTCGGGCGCACAGTACCGACATAGTTGGCAACCCAGCGGCTTGCCTTCTCTAAGACCTTCTCATCGTGCTGCAGCGCCCGCTCGGTCATGGAGGCTTCGGTCTGCATCTGGACCTGCTCGGTCCTGATCTCTTCCATCCGGGCCTGGGCGGCAAAGCCTTGGGCTGCAAGCTGCAGTTCTCGCTCCGTTTGAACGCGGGCAAGCGCCAGTTCATGCTTCTGGTCAGCACGGTTCTGGAAGAAGTCCAACAGCTTGGGCAAGCCGGAGATCAACAGGCCACCGAGAGTGGAAAGGAGTGACAGCATTTACTTCTCCAGCAAGAAGGTCAGGTTCTTGTGCTTGGGATACGTCACAGTACGCTGGCCCTCGGGACACTTGTAGGTAATCGTTGCAAGCAGCGTAGCCGTCCCAGGCGCGACCTTGTCCTTGGGAGACATTGTCAGTTGGTACGTGAAGGTGTCAACCTCTGGGCTTGCAGGTCCAGTGAACTTCGACATGCTCGGCGTGGCTTCGTGGATCATCCCAGACGCATCACGCACCGTGGGCAAAAAGCCTTCAACTGAGCAGTCATCGCGCCGCTTGATACGTGCCACTTGCACCGTTATGGGAGCGCCAACTTTGGCAGGTTGGATCTTGAAGTGTTCCGGTGACCACTCCAGAATTGGCTTTTCCGTTGACCACCAACCAAACTTGTCACCAGCAGTAAAGCCACCCACCGCCAGTGCAAACGCAGCGGTGCAAAACTGAACAACGGGGGTGAGCTTAGGGATTTCCATTTGCTTGGTTTAGGCAGTTACCCAAGTTTGGGTTGCTTCATCCCACACATACTGCTGGCCGTCATTCGGGTACGGGACAGGCGCTTCCCATTGGCAGGTTGCTTCGTTCAAAACCCATGAGGGGAAAGGCTTTGGCGGGATGAACGCATCACGGGCCGAGTCGTATGTAAATCCGATGCCTGCGTAGTTCTTGCGAATGTTGGCGTTGTATGACGTTTGCACCCAAGTTGTGCCGGGGAACAGAGATTGGCAGAACGCAATTCCTTTGACTTCAGACTCCACACCGTTATCCAGCAGTTCGTTGTTGTGGATGACGATGACCTGAAGCACCGTGTTTTGGTCGTCTAGTTGAGCAAAGTGCGCCATGATTAGAACGTAATTGAGCCAGAGCCAGTAAATGTGTAAATGGTGTTCGGGCCAGATGTGGTTACTGTTGGTGAACCTGTAGTTGAAGCAGCAGTGATGGGCGAGGAGATGATGACAACACCGGAGCCACCTGCTCCAGAATTAATCGAGCCAGCAGATCCACCTCCACCGCTGCCAGTATTTGTGGCCCCAGGCGTTGCAGCGGTGAAGGTGTCGATGCCAGCAGCACCTCCACCACCAGTACCTCCTATGCCGGGGGTAGCACCACGACCACCGCCACCGCCTGCACGAGTAACGCTTACCCCTGTAATTGATGAAGTTGCGCCATTCCCGCCGTTGCCACCAACACCAGATGTCCCATTACCACCAACTGCGCCTGCTCCGCCACCACCACCTCCAGTGGAAGCTACAGATGAACCACCATCATTTCCAGCAGCAGATCCTGTACCTCCGCCACCTCCATCTGATCCCCCACCACCAGACCCTCCATTTGCTCCTGCACTTGGACTACCACCCCCACCACCTCCACCAGCAGCACTTAGTGCATTAAAAACCGAAGCAGAGCCGTTTGATCCTATTCCACTGGTGACTAAAGCGCCGCCGCCACCAACAGTTATTGTGTAAGAAGTGCTGGGGGTTGCGTTAAAACTACCGGATAGATACCCACCTGCACCGCCGCCACCACCAAAAAGTGAACCCCCAGAGCCTCCACCTGCTATAACAAGGTAATTAACAATAATATTTGACCTACCAAAAAGGCCAAATCCTTGTGCGGAAGCAGCGCCGCGAGTACCAATGAGAGGCATTATGCAAACCTCGTTTGAGCAGCTAACACCGTGAACGTGGCCGCGCCAGTCTTGATGATGGTATATGTATAGGCATCAATACCCGATATATTGCCAGCAGTGGGGGCTGTACCG